CGCTGCGCGTCAGTTTGCTGATGTTAAAGGACGTATTAATAACGCAACTGACATTGAGGACCAAAGAACATCGTCCGAGATACGGCGGTCGTTTGGTGGTAAAGTTACCACCGCTTATGAACAGCTGCATGAAGCGGTAGGAAGTATTGATGAGCTAGATGATTTTACACGCCGTACGATTGTGGAAGCACTGGAGATGATCAACCCTCAGATCACCGAAGAAGGTATCGAGGCTAGTTTAAAAGCTATGTTTGCCCACCCTGCTTCTCCATCCGAAGGCTTTAACCAAGCGTTACAGGAACAGGCTCTTGCCTCTGGAGATTTTGGGAACAACCTATACTTCGATACCAAGAACGAAATCAATCGTAATCGAGCTTTACAACAAAATCGCACTATTATTACGACAAGCCTCACAGACGCCGAAAAAGGAGATTACGTAAAAGAATTTACCGCTTGGAAAAAAGACAACCCCAAAAAGTCAGCAAAGCAGTGGATTGTTAGTCAAGACTACAAAATTGGTGTGTTTGACGCCCTCCGAATAAAAGACAAAGAGCTTAGTGTAGGTAATTGGGTAATAGACAACACCTACTACCAAAATGCTGACGACTTGTTTGCGACCGAGGTTAACAGAATCGAAGCAATAGTTACTAGCGGTATGCCTACTGACGAGGGAAACATTATACGACAAACCGTCAGAAATTTAGAGGGCCGTCTTCTCCCAGATATTCTAAGCGACGCGCAGGAATATGCACGCACGCTTGATCCTAACCTGAGCGTAGAAGAGCAAAATATAAAAATGCGCACTTTTATAACTGAAGCAAATACTAAGAACGCGGAGAGAATACGCGATTTTGCTGAAGCATTTAAGAGACGCGGAACGGTCTTAGGCGAAACACCGCTGGCAGTTAAAGCACAAGTGCAAGCGGCCGATGCTCTTGTAAAACAAAAAGGACCAAATGTTCGTTACAATCACCTTAACAATTCAACAGCTAAGTATAGCGAGGAGTTTGTAAAAAAGGAGAGAGAACAAATGTTACAGGAAGGACACAACCTACAGCTCGGAAGATCTCTATTAGAAAGAGGGTATCAAAAGTGGGATGCTGATTCTTGGAAAACATTAGAAGCTGTAGGACTAACTGCTCAAGACGTTAGCTTGTTTGGCACTGAAGGAGAACTCGACTCTGTAGTCGCCGAGTGGCGGGAAGTTATTATAAAAGAAGTATCTTTGGATGAATTGACGCCCGAAGAAGAAGCCATTAAAGATATGTTTAATGACTTTGGAATTTATGATTTAAATACGTATAATGTGTTTGTCGCTGAACAGCGCTCCCTTCTTGAAGATAACGATTAAATATAATGGCTATTGAAAAACGATTAGATTACACGAACCCGTCTGGTTCACTTATAGACCCTCAACTATCGTTGGGTGAAGATAGATTTACTGCTGACCAGCTCGAAGCTATGGAGGCAATGCAAGGTATTGATGAACAGATTAGCCGAGGACAGCAGTGGACGGCAGAAGGCTCGGCTCTACTTGCTGAGCTTGGCGGCGGTCTCTATATGTCGCACAAGCTACACCGATCTGCAAAATTTGCACAGAATGTTATCTATGCTAAAAAAGCATTAAGAACGCTTAGTACCGTGAAGAAAGTCAGCGCGGCTGGCGTATTACTTCCTGAGGGCACTTCCACCATTGGAGGTGCTTTTGCTTATGCCGCGGCTGACGCTGCTATATGGGGCGTAAGTAATCTTGCTGGCCAGTCCATTAGAAAATCAATGGGCGTTCAAGACGAGTATTCAGCGGGAGAGGCCGTAGCAGCTTCCGTGTTCGGTATGTCGTTTATTTCTAGAGGTGCTGATAGGGTACTTGGGATTGCAGGTAAGAGCTTCGCGGATCAAAAACTGTGGAAATCTAGAACCTTGATACGTCAAGGCACGAGCCTCGCAATCAGCGGTGCTTCTTTAGGTATCGCCGAAACGGCGATGCGTCAGGAGATGCAAATGCTGCTCAATGAACGCGAGAACCGCTCAGTATCCGAATATGTGCTCGCCGCTGGTCTTGGTTCTAGCCTTAACACTGGTTTTGGTCTCATAGCGTCTACAGGTAAGTGGGGCCGTAAGTTTGCTAAAGGAACTGCTGAAGGCGCAAAGGCGCGGATGCAAGACCAACTCGTTGAACTTAAAAATCAGTTAAAGATAGCCAGTGCTAAAGGTCAACGAGGACGCATTAAAGCGTTGCGAACACAAATCAGGACGCAAGAAGATGCTATTAAAATCGCCGATGATGTAGCTGAAATGCTTGAGAGCGCTGGAAAGGTTGTAGAGTTTCACGAGACTCCGTTTGGACAAAAATGGATGCGTGAGCAGAGGAAGCAGATGGATATGCCAGAGCCTTCTGCCGATCCGAAACAATCGCAGCTAGATGGTGTACCTGATGCAGCCAACGCTAAAAAGACACAGGTTGCTACCACTACTCCAACTTATGTAAAGGCAGCTGACATCCTCAATGATCGCAAAGCAGGCAATACACTGGACTACGGTGCTGGACGCGGTAAAGGCTCAGAAGCTATTGGAGCTGACAGCTACGAGCCATTTCCACAAGAAGGGTTTGATCCTACCTACAAAGATGCCGAAAGCATCCCCAGCGAATCCTATGACAAGGTCGTTAGCGCGTCAGTGCTAAATGTTGTACCGCCTGATGTAAGAAATACTATCGTTCAAGATATTGGACGTGTTCTTAAACAAGACGGTGAAGCAATTATCACTGCTCGTACTGTAAGCGATGTTGCTAAAGCTAAGAACAAGACAACCTTTGAAGGCGAAGAGAATGCTTTCATTATAGGCAACAAAGAAACAGGCACATACCAGAAAGGATTTACTCAGGCCGAACTGATGTTGTATGTTAAGTCACAGCTTGGCGATGACTTTGAAGTAGTAGCTGCTCCTAAAACAAAAGACGGACAGAAGATAAACGGAGCTGCTGTGCTTGTTCGTAAATTAAAAAGCAGCGCTGTGCCCGAACCAGCCATATCACGTTCGCCAGAACAGCTAGAACAAGCAGGGCGTCAGTTCCTTGAGCAAGAAGGTTTAGGTTTAGAAGACTTTATAATCGACCCTATCACTAAACAACCTTCTCCTGTTCCTGTGTCTGGCTCAGGAGGAGCAAGAAAACCTACCATGTCAGAGATGGGAGCGCATAGTATTCTAGTGGCTAACGTTGGTTATAGTGGCGGGGTTCTGAATCCGTCGTTCAATATACCAATTCAAAAAGAAGTAACTTTAGGAGCTTTTATTGATTCGCTTCTTGATCCGAAATCAAACCTTATCATATCCGCTGACGAAAAAACTGCGGCTTTTCTGGATACACTTCGTATACTGAAGAAGTCATTTCCAGAAGCAATGAGCGAAGTTAAGGTATCGACAGATTCTAATCTGGATACCTCCTTTTTTCAGGGGCAAAATTTAGATTCGTCCATTCCTAATAGAATTAGGATACTTTCTGGTAGTCATTTTTCTACTCTTGTACACGAAACCATACACTCTTTAACTTCAAATTACATATATAGGCACGCGGGGGCGTCTGTGTATACTCCGTCAGGTAAAATAAAACGCATAGCGGGGAAGGAATACTTGAAGTATCTTGAAGACATCGTAGCAGACAAAGCGAAACCAATTCTAATACGAGAGCTATCAGAATTGTATCTGGAGGTTATCAAACGAATGGGAGTCCGTAAACAGATTGAAGCCCAAATAAATTCTGGAGGAGCAGGTGCTCGCGTAATGTACAAGGGTTATGCTTATGGATTAGGAAATCTAGACGAGTTTTTAGCTGAAGCAATGATGGATCCTCTCTTTCAACGTGAATTAAATTCGATTGAGTTTAAAAGAAAAGGACGCAGCGCATGGAGCATGTTTAAGGACCTCATTAAACGTATTATGGGCTTTGATGTTACCAAAGGCTCAGCTTTAGATGAAGTCCTTAGTCTAACCAGCGCAATAGCTAAAGAGAACGATGAGCTGTATACTTATGTAAAGCGAAAAAGATTAGAAAGAGATGGACGAGCAGACGAAGCGCCTGAGTTTAAGCCGAGGGTCTTCAAGGGAGGTGTTCTTGCTGAACTAGAACCCAACTCTGCGGAATCGCTTGCTATATCCAACCTCCCTAAATTTGAGGAAAAATTTCTCCCGAAAGGAGAGATAACGAGTCCGTTCAAAAAAGTTCTTACTTATGGCAACCAGAGGTTGTGGAGTGGGGAGATTGATGGCGCGAAATACTCGTTCTCCACAGCTACCAAAGGAGAAGCCATCATTATAGCGGCAAGACAACACGTGAATAGCGCGCTTGACCGCCGACGATCTGAAATCAATAGCTTTATTTCCATCGGCAGAGTAGGTGATGAGCTTGGACTTAATATAGAGATTGAGCCTCTTAACACTCTTAAACTAGGCTATGGATTTGATAGCAATGTCGAAATAACTATCCGTGATGCTGACGGCAAATCTCTGCGTTACGCTGACCTAGACAAACAGATGCAATACGAGGTTAACTTAGCCCTTAAAGCTAACGGCGGTGTCTACGTCAACCCACCCGACACTCCTGACATTGGCACTCCAAAAGCGGTTGTTGACCCCGAAAACCAGCTTAACTTCATTAACGAACTAGACGCTGCTCCTCCCCTTGAAGACGCTGTTCCCCCACCTCCTCCACCTCTTGATGAGCAAGGAGCCGCAGGAGCAGGGGGCGATTCTCGCTACGACCAACTACGTTTACTAAGAAAGCGTTTTGCTAAATTTACGGATGTTGAGGGCGAACCAAAACCAGAAGAACTAGGTGATCGTCAAATACAGACCGAGCTTCCGTTAATAGCCGAAGAAATCAAACGCCTTGATCGCGACTCTAAAGAACTGCTGGACAACTTTCTGGTTGAGTTTGCTGAGTCAGGGCCTGCGCCTGAAACACTGCAAGCAATTTACGATGAGATAGTCTTCATGCGTAAGGCCAACGCTATACGCGACACTATCGAAACTACATTCGGTCGGACAGGGTTAAAACTTCGTAAAGATGCAGACCTGTTCTCCGTAAATGCTCGTTTTAGTATACGGGCGATTAAGGAAGACGAGGCTCTTGCAGAGCTTGAAGACATACTTCGCGGTATGATTACAGGCAAAAATGGTGGCGAAGATGATAGCCTTGAAGAGCTTCTCGGTGACTTCCTTGATGACTTCTTTGACACCGACCCTGACTTTGCTGTCGATGTTGTTAACGTCCGAGAAGAACTGGACGGCCTACAGCGCGAAGAGGCAGATGCTGATGACCTCAAGATTACACAAGAGGACGAGATAACACCCACCGAGATAACTTCAGAAGGCACTACGAAGAAGAAGAAAAAGAACAACTCTCTTACTCTAGACCAGAAACTTGCTAAACGTGAGAAGCGGATCAAAGATCAAATCAAGAAACTTGAAGACCGTTTAGCTAAAGCTCGCCTTGAGTTCGTAGCTAAGCGTCCCATCAAGGACACTGATAACACTGACTTGGGCCTTGAGGACGAACTGATTGACGCTGGGCAACAGCCGCAGCCAGATAAGACTCCGAAAGATCCCCGTATTGAGCGCCTACAGAAGCTGCTACGTTTCTACGACAGTTCTAGAACGGAACTCAAAAGACTTATTGACCGCAAGCGTGAGCGCGCTCGTTTAGCGGCCATAGAAGGCAGCGGCGATATTACCCTTCAAAAGAAAGAGCTTGAAAAGCCAGAAGGTGGTAAGAAGCCCACAAGCTTAGACAAGGTCAATAAAGACATTCGTGACCTCCGTCAGCGTATGCGTCAACGTCTCAAAGAGATTGAGGCCGCAGAGCGTCAGCTTGAAGGAGACGCATCAGCAGATGCAGCAGCTCGTATCGAGAATAAGCTTAAGACTAAGAAGGAGCGCCTACAGAAACAATTAACCGCCTATCGCGAAAGGTTTACTGAACGCTATCCGACGGACGACGTAGCTGAAATCAAACGTCGTAAAGTAGAGGACGAAGAGACTGCTATGATGGAGGAGCAGATTAAGTTCTATCGTAACGCCGAGAAGGAAGCCGCACAGACGCGTCAACTTAGCGAAGAACTGGCTAGGTTAGCTGAGATTGAAGGAAAAGGGATTATATCGCAACTGGATGATACGGTTGGTGAGAAGCCTAAAGCTCCTAAACTTGAAGATCCTAAGATTAAAGAGCTTCGTAGAAAGATTGCTGAATCTAAGGCTCGTATGCGTAAGAAGCTTGCAGACCTTGAGCAAGGACGCTTCGACCAAGAACAGATAGCGCTGGCGTTCAAACTAGAAAAAATGTTTATAGCGCAGCTAGATAAAGACAACGCATCTCGATTTACTCGCTTTGTTAGAGTCTTACGCTCGTCCAGAACAATGGCTCTCATCGCTCAGCTTCCTTCGGTGTTTGCGGGGGTGCCTACTGGAGCGTTTGGTATGTTCAAACAGGTCTTTCGTATTCCAGTTAAGTTTCTTTCAGCAATGGCTCAGAGTCAGGGTGACCTAAACCCGCGGCTTCGTACCGCCAAGCTGCTAGCTCAGGCCGAGATAAGAGCAACCTTTGCAATGCTTCCTTCAAGCAAAAAGGAAGCTGGCGAGTATCTTAAAGCATTAAAGCGGTCATATTTCATGAATATGTCGGTAACAGATAACATGGGAAACCGCTTCGATACCGAGGGTAATAAATACGGTAACGTAAAAGGAACTCATGCTCTCGTTGTCCAAGCAAGGGCCAACGCGGAACGGAGAGTAAATGCTCGTGACTCTGTGTCCACCAAGTTCGGTCAGCTTGTTATTAACGGCTTCCTTAATCACGTTATCTCGTTTGGTGTTCGCGGCATTGTTGCTGTTGACGATATGTTTAAACGCTCCCTGATACGCTCTCGTGTAACCGCCGACTCGTATCGCCGTGCTTTACTGGAGTTTCCAGAGGGCGGGCCTAAGATGGAGAAACGCGCAAAGGAGCTGTATGAAACCGCTTGGACGGAGCAGGATGGTCTACCAGTATTAGCTGATAATAACGACTTTTCTGATGAGATAAACAACATTAGAACTGAACTGTTGTTTGCTTCAAACGCTGATAATGTGGAAGATGTAGCTACCTCTATTATCGACCAAGTAATCAAACCCATAAACAATATCAAAAATTCGGATAATATTGCAGGTTTCTTTATGGACGCCTTAATGCCATTCTTTGGTGTGGCTATGCGCGGTGTGTATCGAACTGGACGTATTCAGTTCTTTCCTTTGTTGGCTGTTAGAGCTGGCTTGTTCAACCCCTATACCAAAAAGATTAAGAAGATGGAGGGTGAATTAAGAATAAAGCAGGATATTTTGTCCAATAAAAACATAGGGGACGATCAAAAGGTTGGCGTTGCTGAGGATATTGAGGCACTGATAAACCGAATTGACACAGTTAAAGTAAGACGTCTCAAATATAACGAGGAGATGCTGACTGATATTATGGTTGGTGCATCTATCGCCTCAATCAGTATGATAGGTGGCGCCTTGGGCAACATGACTGGCTCTATGGGCTACCTGTCTAATGAGCAACGAAAACGCGCTCGTAAGCTTGGCATACAGCCTTATCGAGCATTAGGAATGGATTACCGAGCAGCTATGCCAGCTACCTTTGGTGTATCCATGTATGCTGATATTGGTACGTTCCTTTACCTACGTCGCCTTCAGGCCGAAACTGGCCAACCAATATTAGACCCTGATCTTAACTTGTTTGAGGTTATGCGTATGTCTGCTATTGCTGCTGCTAAGGAACTACCGCTCGCTGGTGGTATTAACACCTTTGAAGACCTGACCTCTGACGATCCCGAAGCGGCTGCGTTGGCTCTGGAAAAACTTGTATTAAGTTATATTCCTAATCCCGCAGAGGCGCGTAAGATTGTTAAGAAGATAACTGTGGACAACAAAGTTGTAGACCTTAAAGGAGGAACCTTCGTTGAACGGGTCGCTTATCAAGTCTTAGGAGTTGGTCCCATGAATTATGAAACTGACTACTTTGGTGAAGACTTACAGACAGACGTTAATTGGGTTACTGAGACAATCTGGCGCCAAGCTCCTCGCTTTAAGAATCGAGAAGATCTGACGTTTGGCGGTCAAAAAATCCTTACCTTTGATGACATAATTCTATCTGACAGTCAGTCCATCATTGGAGCCAAGCCTACGCACCTGTCGTCTGGTATTAAAATGCAAGACTTCCGTAATGAGGAAGGCGTAACGCTGAAGTATTTCTACGCACAGCAGCTACGCACATACAGAAAGCAATACAGAGGAAGAAAGTTAACGCTAAATGAAGCTGTTAATGTATTGATTAATGATAGTTCATGGCAGGATAGCTATATGAAAGGCTACAGCCCTGACGAAACCAATCCTGAGAAGTTTACTAACACTGCTCTCGTAGAACTGAACGAGTTGATGCGTGAGTATTACACTGGACTGAGGCAGACCATGCTCAGACAAAAGATCACTCTTAGTGCTTTCATCAACAAAGACGAGCAGTCCCTTAGCCAATACATGGACCTTACTCTTAAAAACGTAAACCAAGGGATCAAACAGAAACCCTTTAGCCTAAAGGATCTATTTCAATAATATGAATAAATCAAACAAAGACCTACTGGATGAACTGATGGCTTTGACCATCGAGGAACTCCTTACTGTAATCAAGAGCGGAGAAGCTACTCCTGCTACACTTAACGTAGCTCGGCAACTGCTCCGCGATAACCAAATCACTTGCACTATCAAGGAGAACAGTCCACTGTCAGAGCTTGTAGACGTATTACCTTTTGATGAATACAGAGAAGATACCAGAGAAGTTAAAGGACTTTAGGAACTTTTTATACTATGTCTGGCACTCTCTTGAACAAATTAAGAGAGACCCTACGCCCATACAATACGACATTGCGGGGTTTATGCAAAACGGCCCTAAGCGTGGTGTTATTCAAGGCTTTAGAGGTGTGGGCAAGAGTTGGATTTGCTCTGCTTTCGTGGTCCACCAACTACTCCTTGACCCCTCGAAGAACATCCTTGTCGTCTCTGCTTCTAAAACTCGTGCTGATGATTTCTCGACGTTCACACTGAGACTGCTGCACGAGCTGCCTCTACTGGAACACCTCAAGCCTAAGAACGACCAGCGCTTCAGTAAGGTATCTTTCGATGTTGGACCCGCCCCAGCATCCCACGCACCCTCTGTTAAATCATTGGGTATAACCTCCCAGCTAACTGGTAGTCGTGCTGATATTATTATCGCTGATGATATTGAAGTCCCCACTAACTCAGCTACGCAGACTATGCGGGATAAACTGAGCGAACAGATCAAGGAGTTTGACGCTATTCTCAAACCAGACGATGGTAGCAAAATCTTGTTCTTAGGCACCCCACAGTGCGAAGACTCAGCTTACAGAAAGCTAGGAGAGCGTGGATACAATCTTAAGGTATGGCCTTCTGAAAGTATTACAGAGAAGGTCAATACAGGCGTCTACGGAGGAAGCGTATCCAGTCTCTGTATCGCAGAAAAAGCTGGAGAGCCTACTGAACCTACTCGATTTAGTGAATTTGACCTAAATGAGCGTAAAATATCTTACGGTTCTGCTGGTTATGCCCTCCAGTTTATGCTCAATACGGCGCTTTCTGACGTTGACCGCTTCCCTCTAAAGCTAGGAAACATTATTGTCCACGACATCGACAACGACCTCGGCCCTGAAAAGCTGGTATGGGCGCAGTCTCCTGACCTAGAGTGGACTAACCTTCCGTGTGTAGGTCTCAGGGGTGACCGCTTCTACCGCCCAATGAAGGTTGTAGGAGATATGGTTCCATATACAGGCTCAGTTCTCGCTATTGACCCTTCAGGACGCGGTAAGGATGAGACTGGCTACGCTGTAGCTAAGATGCTTAACGGAAGTTTGTATATTCCAGAAGCTGGTGGTCTCAGTGGCGGCTATGACGAGGATACGTTGGTATCACTGGTGCGTATAGCCAAGAAAAACAAGGTGAACAAGATTGTTGTCGAGTCTAACTTTGGTGACGGTATGTTCACGCAGCTTATACAGCCTATATTACGCCGAGAATACCCCTGTAGCATCGAAGAGGTAAGGCACTCGGTCCAGAAAGAGAAACGGATTATAGATACCTTAGAGCCTCTTCTAGGAGGTCATAGACTTGTTATCGATCCCTCCGTTATTGAAAAAGATTTTAAGTCTGCTCAGAAGTATTCACCTGAGCAACAGCTTCACTATATGTTATGTCACCAGATGACCAGAATAACTAGCAGTAGAGGCTCTATAAGGCACGATGACCGCCTCGACGCGCTGTCGATAGCCTGCAACTACTGGGTAGAACAAATGGCTCAAGACGCTAACGAGAAGATCAGCGACAGAAAAGACGAATTACTTCGCGATGAGCTGGACAATTTTAAAAACGCCTACTACAAAAGAACAGGTAAAACCAACAATTCACTATCATGGATATAGAAGACATCCCCGTAAACAAAGCAGCGGCCATCCTTGGAGAACATTACAGAAACTATGTGATAATCTTCCAAGACGATGACGAGCCTACGGGGTATGACTTGGCTTACAGCGACCCATATGCAGCTAAAGGGCTGCTAGAGTCGGCTAAAACCTACCACAACAACTACCTAGAAGCAGGCACCATCGCTGATGGCGACGATGTTGAGTGGGTAGAGGTAGACGAAGATGAAGAAAATGATAGTGACGATTGGGGAATTTTTTAACTTTTGTGTTGTTGTTGTTGTGTTCATAACATAAATGTGGTTGGGGGCGTTCTTGTCTGTGTTCAGGAGCGTCCCCTTTTGCCAAAATGTTTTTGGTAAAAATTTATGAGAGGGTAACGTATAGGTGGCTCGGCGCGATTTCCCCGTGATAGGCCGCAAATAAATAAAAATAGGGTCGCCGTGTGGCAATGTGCTTAGGTGTGCGGGCCGTATTGGACATAATGCATATTGTGCGTTGTCTCGCGCGGGCGCGTGCTATTCTTTATTGCGGCCAGCGTGTGCAGACAGCAGGCGCCGAGCGCTGGACCGATCACAACGGCGGCCAGAATAAAAAGCGCGTTTGCCTTTAAATAGGTGTTTTTTAATTTGACCGATGCGCAAGCGTTGCCAAGATGGGCGCCGATGCGGTCGCGTTTGGCCGCACACTTCACACACACACACACACAACACACAATGGAATATATCAAC